AGGCAAACTGTATGGGAATGCTGAGAAAGCAAAGACACATTTAGCAAGCCTGCAAGAGCAGGAACAGCAAATGATGATGGAGCAACAACAAGAACAATATCAGCAATACCAACAAGAACAACAACAGTTCTGGAATGAGGTAGCAGAAACTATCGAATCCGGAAATGAATTTGCTGGGGTAAGAATCCCAGACAGAGAAAAATCAAACTTCTTCGATTATATATCTAGACCCGTAGGAGGTAATGGAGAGACTCAAAGAGAACTCGATTACCAAGAAGCAGGTACAGATATCAAGCTAGCTATAGATTATATGCTCTATAGTGGGTTTGACCTTAACGGTGTGATTGAAAAGAAAGCGAAGACTCAGGCAGCAAGAAATCTTAGAGATAGGATTATCTCTAACGAGGAGAGGGTAAAGAGTGCACGCAAGCAACAAAGGAGATCCTCAGCGGTCGACCTGGACGGCTTAGATCTTGAAAGCATATTCTAAATAAATATTACAACAACAACTTTAATTTCTAAATCATGGCTCTAACTCAAGTACTGAAAACGTACTACAACGACCAGCAGATGACCGACACAAACTCGTTGGTCAATGCGCTTATGGAGAAGCCCGAAGAGCTCTCCCCAATTATTACTCATCTCGCAGGCAGAGAAGAAAAGAAGTTCCCACTGTCCTTCCTTACGGAGGGTGTTGGTAACACTAAGTCTATCGACCGCTTCGAATATGAGTACCGTGTTAAAACTCACGAGGTGAATGTTCGTCCGGTTGTATCCGGAGGTGCTTCCGGTGCAGGTGGACAAATCTTTAGAATTGTATTCCCTGACAAGTGGTTTATTTTCCCGTACACTCTTGTATCTCAGTCAGGTGTGCTCGCTCGTATTATGGAGCAGCCTAAGCCTGTTGCTGGTGGATATGAGTACTCTTTGAAGCTTGTGTCTCCTGACCAAGCTAGTGTTCCCGCCGCTGACTACGCAGCAGGTGCACTCTGGGGTATGCTGTATGCTAACGTTGGAATCGACTTCTCTAGAGGTAACGCTTCTAACTGGGCAGCTCCCGGTCTCGTTCGTTCTAAGATTGGAACGGTCCGTAAGTCTTACCACTTCTCTGGTAATGCTAAGGATTACGTTGCTCAGTTCGAGCTTCCCACGAAAGAGGGTAGCAAGACTAAGCTTTGGATGGACTACGAAGAGTACCGCCACATGCTCAAGTTCAAGGAGGAGTGCGAGATGTATTACTGGTATGGTCAAAAGACCTACGGTAGTAACGGCACCAATGAGATGCTTGACGAAAACGGCCAGCCTGTTGTTTCAGGTCCTGGTTTGTTTGAGCAGATCATCAACAAGGACACCTACTCTACGTTGACTCAGCAGAAGATTGAGAACGTTATTGGAGACCTGTTCTATGGTATGACTGACGCTACTGATAAGCAGGTTACTCTGTACACTGGTGTTGGTGGTGCACGTGAATTCGATAAGGCTTTGCGTAACTACTACAGCGGTACTCCTTACTTACAGACCACTGAGTCCAAGTTTATTACCGGAAGCGGTCGTAACCTTGGTATCACGGGTTACTTCACCTCTTATGACCACATTGATGGTCACCGGGTGAACGTAGTTAAGGTTCCTTTGTTTGACCACGGTCCTGTCGCTCAGGCTTCTGTTAAGCATCCGGAAAGCGGTCTCCCGCTCGAGAGCTACAGAATGACATTTGTTGACCAGTCTTCTTACGACGGAGAGAACAATCTCCAGATGATCAATAAGAAGGGTCGTGAAATGTTGCGTTGGGCTGTTGCTGGTTCTGTTGTGCCGAAGGGCTTCTCAGACAGCGATACTCGCGCTAGTGACATAGACGGTGCGTCTGTACACATGTTGAAGACAGCTGGTATCCTGCTCCGCAGATTCGATACCTCGCTCGATCTCCAGTGTGTGGCATCGTAATTTGTTCAAGATAAAAATGAGATTTTAGAACCTTTAAGAGACATAAGAGAGTCGTTAAATTTATATAAAGGACAGCATGTAGCCAACTCTGATTTATTAGATTTAATTAGAAGAATTCGATGTTTT